TTCAACAACTCCAAGTCAGTAATCAAAACATAGTTAGATTTAGATAGTGGAACTACTGTACGCACAACCTGTTTACTTGCCTGTTCACCACAATATAAACAAGTCTTATAGCCAAGTTGACGACGCTTATCACTGTAGTCATCACCACATTTAATACACTGTGCCATAGTAAATCCTTATTCTTAAAGTAATATTATAGTATTTTAAGGATAAAGATTCAAGATAAGAAAAAAGCCAGCACAAGGCTGGCCTTTATTATTCTTGAGGTTTATCTTCTTGAGGTGCTAATTGTGGTTCTGCGATAGAACGCACATACTGAATAATTGGGGCAGCTTGTTTAAAGCTTAGTTCACCTAGGGCGTTTAAAAGTTGATTAACTTGTTCTACAGTAAATTTAATTTCTTGCATTTTTAATCCCAGAAGGTCTGGTAGTACTTTCCGAATAAACGGAGTCCATTATTAATTCGTTTTTGGTGTTCTGCAGTAGCTTCATAGTCGCATTTATAAGTATCATTAGCACCATGTTCTAGTTTATACATAATGGGTTTACCATCTTCATCCCACTCACACGGAATACTATGAAAATCCAAATTTCCAGAACGGTACTGCTCTTCCCAGTCGTAATCTGGTTGAAGTTGTTCAAAAGTCCAAATAATCTCGTTTAATACCCAGTTATAACGGGTATGCACATCACACTCTTGCTTAACTACATCCTTTTCGTGATAGAATTCAAAACATAGTTGATCGCTATACTCTTCAGTTGTAGTATAGCGTAGATGCTCGGGAACGTCTTCTAGTTCAATATAGCCAGAACCGTGTTTAGTTTCACGAAGTTGTTTAAGTAAGGGTAAAATAATTGGAGATAGTGTAGAGTCACAATTCCAAGAGTCCCAAGGATCAATCTTGATCTTAACTTTTTGCTTTTGCTTGGAGTGAATCCAGTTAAGCAATTTATAAAACCAAGTAATTTTACGACTATCACCAAGCCTAAAGTCTAGTGGGTCACGTTTTTGAAAGCCGTGTGCTAAAAACTCTCCAAACCATTCTTTAAGCCTATAATCTACGCGAGCTTCATAAGCCTTGATTTCTGCTTTAGTTTCGTATTTTAGGTCAGGGTACTTATCTACCCAGAAAAATACGGCATCAGCAATTTGATAAGGCCCAATCCAGCGTGGATAGTTACCAATATTAACTTTCATCTATAATCTCTTCTAGTTTAGAAATACGTTCTTTTAATTCTCTATTATCGTGTAATAGCTGATTTAGTACTTCGCCATGATTATTAACTACTCCGTTAAATATTTCAGAAAATTGTTGTAAGAGTTCTAGTACTTGTGTATATTTGGATTTAAAAATCATAAGGGGCCTCATAATCGAGGCCCATAGATGTTCGCTACTAGCTATCAGCGGGAGAAGCTGTAGGATTCGCAGGTACTCTCCTGTTTACTATCTACATTGTAAACATACCCAGTAATGACAGTTTTTTGAGCCTCGGCAGGATTTACTGAAAAACCTATTAAAATATAGTCGACTGGCGTTGCACTCAGTCTGATCCGGATTTTAGTAATTGTATGTGACTAGCCAGTAGTCACCACTGTTGCCTAAAAGTTGTTTTTCGAGCGTAATAGTCTCGACTAGAATAATGGCAATATGCTGTGAGCTGAGTGACTAATTAATAGTATCGCACTCACCCAACAAGTATATACTAAAGGCTAAAAATAATCAAGCGTAATTTAACCTTTGAAGCGTTCAAGAGCAGTTTCATCTAATGCCTGGGCTAGCTTTCTCAATACTAATTTAGGGGCCTTTTCCAACCCTTCTAGGGCTTCTGGAAACTCACCCATTAATTCTGCAATTAAATCAACTAAATCCTCTTTTGTATGAGGTACTTCCCCTTGCTTAGTCCTGTACGGAAGTTTAACATAAATACCCTCTCTTGACAGTTTAGCAGTAATTGATCTAACATTACGATCAAACTTCTTTGCCAAAACCTCAATAGTCTCTCGTGTAGGGGACTTCAAGTATTCTGCCTTCAACTCCTCAATCATTTCTTTAGTATAGGGTTGAAGTTTAGTATTGTCATCCATAGCGTTTCATTTCCTTGATAAAATGTTGTTTATGTTTAGCTCTAGGAGCAAGTTTTCCTTGCTTAGATACGTGCCGGCCAGTCCCGCATCTTTGTGCGAATCGGGCCACTAAGTTACGTTTGGGTATCATTTTTACTCTCCAAATTTCTATTTTTATATTATACCCCTAAAGTAAACTAAAAACAAACTAAAATTTTTTAAATTGAATTTATTCTGCTAAATGGGTATAATGGATATATTGATTGGAGAACAGTATGCAACCTTGGATTCAAAATTGTAGCTTAAAGGATGTTCAGCGGGGGTGGAATTATGACGCTGGTATTAACTCTATGTTAATCCAAATTGTTGACCCTGCTATGGAATTTCCTAAGCCGCAGCATCAGTTCAAAGAAGTTCATCAGTTTGAATTTCTTGATCTAGAAGCAGCAGATAATTGGGGCGATGAATTTAAGATTACTGATGCGCAAGCTGCTAGCATTATTGATCTTCTTATACGCGCACTTGACAATAAAATGAATGTTGTTGTGCACTGCGTTGCTGGTGTATGCCGTAGTGGTGCAGTATGTGAAGTTGGTGTAATGATGGGCTTTCGTGATATGTTTGATTATCGCGCTCCTAATCTTCTAGTAAAGCATAAGCTAATGAAACAGCTTGGCTGGGCTTATGAGCCTGATGAACCTTATACTGAAAACGGCAGAGCTTTTTGGTATGATGAATTAAATAACAAGCACTTCTACGATGAAGAAGGCGGGCCACTAGGTGATGTATGATTAAAACTTATTGGAAGTATTGCGGAACTTTAGTAGAGTGTGAAATACTACAGGTTACTGGAGATCGCTGTTTAATTGAACACTGGGATTTAGCAGAACTAGATTTTATTAAAGTATGGGTAGACCGTAAAGATGTGGTCTTTCCAAAGTATAGTGAATATGGTGCAATGTGACTACAGCAGTAGACTTTTTAAATAAGGCTGCACAAATTATGCAAGAACGCGGCAAGCAGTATGATAAGCCAGAAGGTGAGCGTTCTATGGGCAAATGTGTTGATGCTTTTAATATTATTACTGGACGCAACTTAACTGAAGCAGAAGGCTGGCTATTACTACAAATCTTAAAGGATGTACGCCAGTGGCAACGCCCAGGTTATCATCAAGATAGTGCAGAAGACTGTGTTGCCTATGCTGCACTAAAAGCAGAAGCTAAAGAGCAGGAAGTACTGCAACAAAATAAAAATGCAGACTCTATTAGTGAAGCAATCAATAGTTTAGAAAAGAGTAAAGTATTTATGGGGCCTGCTGTTGCAGTGGGCGGATATACTCCTCGCCAACAGAACGCAAAATTTACACTTGATACTTTAGCTAAATAATAATATAATATTATCTTTGCTTGGGAGACTAGCATGGCTGGATATTCAAAAGAGCTTGTTGTTGGTGCATTTTTGCACAGGTTCCGTAAATACGGTGTTAACGTAAACAATAAAGAGTTTGAACAGAAGGCAAATGACTGGTACGATAAATTTGGCAAAGACGAGTTCAGGAGTTTAGGTAGTGTAGATCCTGAAGCAATCCGGGAATATAAATCATTTTTGAAAGAAGGAAAAAAGTATGAATAGCACTCAAGCAGTTGAACATTTTTTGGTTAAATCGGTTCTGGAAGAGCATCAAGGTTCTTGCGATGAAGATATGTTTGTAACGTATCGTCACTATCGCGTTCTTGATGAAGACCAACTGGATATTGAAGCAAAGGGCGGAGTAACTTTCTGCATTGCTGCAGAACCTGACTCTAAGCTGCTTCACGTAGCAGTTGCAGAGTGTTCTTCAAAAGATTTGTACAATAAAGATATTGGTCGCCAGGTAGCACTTGGTCGATTTGTTAAGATTGGTGAATATGTTTCGTTTGAGTGGAATCGTGAGATTACCATTGCTCAAAACCTAGAAGCCGTGTGGTTGAACTATTTCTATCACATTCGTAACGAGCTTGACGAACTTGAGCTTACTGTAAAGTCTTGCTATCTGGAAGATTAAAATTTTTAGATTGATTTTTATCAATTAACTTGATATAATTAATTTTTTTAATCACTCAGGGGTACAGTATGTTCAATACTATTGAAGCAATTCCAGCATATGGCCGGTCTTATACTAGCGTAGCAGCTATGCTAGAAGATTGGAACGCTGGTAAAGACTTTAAAGTAGTTGGCGGATCTTACTTCTCCTCTAGAGATGCAAAAGCCCTCGTAGAAAAGGGCTACGACTCTATTACCATTGTATGGGATTTGAAGAACAAGACGACGACTATACCCCTGATGTAATACCAGATAATTTATTTGATGAAGAACTCGATGATGGCTGGGAAGATGTTCTACAGTTTGTCGATCCAGATATACTAGGAGATTTTGATGTTTGAAGTGCAAGTGTACGGTACTACCACCCAGTGGACTACTCACTTCCGTGAGGCAGAACAGGCTTATAAAGAGTCGCGCGGTGATGCAGTGTTGTTTAAGTTTGAAGGCTCCAAGAAGAAAATCATGAAGCGTAAGCGTGCACATGGTTTTAAACTAAAAGATATTGCACGAATGTAAGAGGGGTTAGTATAGCGGCGATTACAGTGGTTTCCAAAACCACCGAATGAAAATTCCACGGGGGTTCGAGTCCCTCACCCTTCGCCAGAATCCACCTTAGGATCGTTGGAGGCTACGTAAAAGGCGTCCGCGTAATTACACTAACCCGCGTAGTGGTTCCCGTATAAAGTAAGCGGGACTAATACGGAAAATACTATGAAAATATATAAATATTGCGACTTAGACGGTGATCAATATATTACAGAAGCTCAAATTATTGAACAGTATTTTCCATATTGGTCTAAAATGATGGAAAAAGCTGGCAGAAAGCCGCTTATTAATTATCAAAATTGTATTGAAGATTTTTGTGTTATACACTGGGCATCTCAGGTAGAAGATTATGGCAAGTGAAGCAGGAAAGGGCAGCAAACAACGTCCCCAACAAGTAAGTAATGAAGAGTACGCTCAACGCTGGGATCTAATCTTTGCTAGAGAAGAACCCGAAGAACAAGAAGAAACTTCTACTGAAGAAATTGAATCTTGATTTATAGAGTTAATTACTATAAAATAGTATTTTAATCATTAATAAAGAGAACATCATGCGCCCAATATTTTTCTATGTTTCTTGTGGAGTGGGTATGCACTATACTCATGTACATGACATGAAGGGCGTTTCAGACGCAATAATTTCTGATACAGCATATACACTGGCGCAAGAGTGTGCTGAGTCCTTTGGTGACTACGTCGATACAGAAACCTACTATACAATGCTAGAAAATGATGAAGATATGGGCCGTGTTTTCTGCTCAGAAGACCTTGAGTACTACTGGGAAGACTATGACCCAGTAGAGCACGACTGTCAACGTCAATGTGGCGGTTCATTCCAAGAAGATATTGCTAGTTGGTAAAGATTTAGTGCGCCTATAGCTCAGAGGTTAGCAGCGAGGTCCTCATAAGACTTGGGTCACTGGTTCGAATCCAGTTGGGCGCACCAATAAAAATACCCACTTGATACTTTGTTATCAAGCGGGTATAATTTTTTATATTATTTGAAAGTATAAAAAATGTTTAAACAAACTCCTAGAATTGGTTTTGCATGTAAGATTCAACAAAGTCCGGGAACGGCAGATAAAGCCTTGAATACTAGTTCAACTACTATTGCTTGGCTATCAAAACAAACAAAACAAAAAGCCTATGAGCGCCTTTACGCCCTTGCTAAGTTTAATATTGAAGCACTCAAAAAGCAAATTTCATTCTTAGCTAAGCAGCCTGAACATTTGCGTATGTTTCGCATGACTAGCGACTTGCTTACTGCATATACACATGAAGACTATATGTGGTGTTATCAAGAACTAGATATGCAAAACTTACTAGAACGCGGCTTTAAAGAGTGTGGTGAGCTAGCACGTAAGCACGACATTCGTCTTTCTTTCCATCCAGGTCAATTTTGTGTGTTGGCTAGTGAAAGCGATCAAATCGTAGAAAACTCAATTTATGAGTTTGAATATCATACAGACATTGCTCGTTGGATGGGCTATGGTCAAGAGTTTCAAGACTTTAAAATTAATGTACACATTGGTGGTAAGCGAGGGCCTGAAGGTATTAAGCAAGTTCTCAAAAAGCTTAGTCGCGAAGCTAGAAACTGTTTGACTATTGAAAACGCCGAATTCTCGTGGGGTTTGCAGCACTCACTAGAACTTGCCCAGGATTGTGCACTTGTTTTAGACATACACCATCACTGGATTATGACTGGCGAGTACATTCAAGTAGACGACTGGCGCGTGCAAAAAGTTATTGACTCCTGGCGTGGTGTTCGTCCTACCATTCACTATTCTATTAGCCGCACAGAGCATACCGGTCATCTAGATCGTGATCAGCCATATAATCTTAAACAGTTATTGGCTAGTGGCTTGACTAAGGCTAAGCTTCGTGCACATAGTGATTACTACCATAATACTTGGTGTAATCAGTGGGCTAAAGAGTTTTTACCGTATGTTGATATTATGTGTGAAGCTAAAGAGAAAAATCTAGCTAGCTTTGAACTTGCACAGGAGATTATTTAATGATTATAGTTGCATATCTTTCACTATTTGATGGTGAAATTAAACAAGCAGCGTACTATGACTGTTCACCGCTAGAAGCTATGAATAGTTTTCTAGGCGGTGACTTTGAAACTGAAGACGAAATTTATCAATACTGTGCAGACTGTGACTCATTTATTTCATATATAGAAATTTAAACTTGTTTTTAGTATTTAATCTCTGTATAATATATTTTATTGATTGATTAACAAAAAAGCTCCCCAGCACTGGCGTGCGGCGAACCCTTATAAAGTTCGGAGACTGGCTAGATGGGCTGGAACGGGAAGGATCGTAACCTTCGGGGAGTACCACTATATACTAAAAATGTCACTATATCCAGATAAATTAATCGCAGTAGGTATGCGGTTTAGACCTAAGCAAGATCAAGAGTACCTAAAAAGCTTTATTGCTCAAATCAATGATCCAGGTTCTATTAAGCCTGAGGTTGAAATTAAACACGAGTTTAATACTAACGGTGTTAATGGGCAAGCTTACCAAGTAGTGATTAAAGGTGTGCACGTTGCGTATATCCGTAATCAAGATGTACCTCAATATGACGCAGCTGCATCACAAACACTTGTTGGTTGTGGTGCTAAGTATGCTATCACTAAATATACCCCTAACTACTTAATTCTTCAACGACTTCCTTCTTCATTGCAAAGTACTACTAACTACGCATATGCATTTACAGAATCAGGAACTTCTAGTAAACATGCTACTTTAGCTAGCAATATCGCTGGAAACTTAGTAGTAAATGGTGAAGAAGTAGCAACTAAAAAATACGTTAACGAACAACTTACTAAGCAAAGTGATAATCAAATGAACATTCAATCTAATATGCGCGACTCTTTCTTTCGTGAGGTCAAGAATGTTGCAATCGACGTCCAATCTGGAAAATTCGGCGTACAATCCCAAGACGGGATTTCTGTCTACGTTGATGGCGGCGTTTCCGTTAATCCTATTACTGATTTTGGTGTTAAAGTACCAGCTTTTGCTATGCGAGTGGCTGTAGAAACGCTAGAAGAAGGTGATATTATCATCAGTGGGCAAGATGCCTCTTTCTTCAAGCAGAAAACTGAAAACGGCTATGAAGTAGTTACGCTTAATGGTGAAGTAAAGCAAGTTGGACAAGTAACCAATCTATTCTTTGGAAAAAATACTGTTCTAGCTGTTAAAAATATGTTTGGTGAAAATACCAATCCTATGATGATGGCTATGATGATGGGCGATGGCAAAGATTTTGATATGAAGACTTTTGCTATGATGAGCATGATGGGCGGAAAGCAGATGGATCAAAATATGCTCATGATGATGATGCTAATGAATAAGTAAATTTTGACTTGTTTATCATCAACTATTAGCGTATAATATTATTTCTGATTCAGCGAAAGATAAACAAAGAATCAGACTAAATCCTAGTAACTTGTCGACAGTTAGACTAGGTGGTCGGAAGTTGGCAAGACCTTTAAAAGATACTTAATACCGACTGAGTTCGAGTCTCAGCCCTTGAGGGGGTACAAAGGAGTGCGGATTACCTTAGGTATCACTAACACTATACCACAATGCCTCGGCGGAGGCGGTATAGTCAAGAAGCAACTTGTAGGACTTTACCAGCTTGACGCTTCGGCCATTGTGAGCATGGGACAGCCAAAGATGCTTCTTAACTATACTGGTAACAAGCCGTAGACCGAGTACTCTGTTCGACCCGACTCATATTTGGGCGACTTATGTGGACAAGGATAATGGGTTTGGTGAGCTACTGAATTATGAGATAACAGAAAGCCGTTACTAGTATTCCTAATTGGTCTAGACTCGGGTAGGAGTTCCCGTGATACTAGGTAGTTGCTACGATAAATGAACCCCGTGTGGATTGCGATACCCGTCCCCTAATGACAGTATGGAGTGCCTGTCAGTATAGTAAATTGTTCTTAACGCAGAGCTTACCTATTCTAATAGATGAACAGGAGTCATGACCTTAGTATATTCTAGTCTAAGTATTCTCGGAGAGATAACGCTAGATCCTACTTCTTAGCGAGATCGAAAAACATGGCACACGCTAGTACTTGTAGGTTTCAAGAAGTGCACGTAGAGTAGACGAAGAACAATTTCCTATACTATACCCTCGTAGGAGAATTGGTATATCCACCAGGTTTAGACCCTGGGCTTAATTGCGTGTCGGTTCGAGTCCGACCGAGGGTACCAAAAATTAAATTTGACTTTTGTGTGTTCCAAATATATAATGTATAAATTGGAGTACACAAATGACAACCGAAGAATTAACAACTTTAATACTTAATAAACTCAGTTTAGAATACAATACTGTTTTAAGAAAAGCTAGATCAAATACCTCCGAAATATTGGCAGGCGATATGATTTTAGCTATCCTTGAACAAGGAACAGTACCTAAAGCTGCTAAACTATTAAATAGAGGTGCACAAACTCTTAACCGAATATTAGATGAATATTTTGTTCCAAAGTTTGGAAAATTAAATGGTGGTAATGAAACTTGGAAGTGGAAATTACTTACATTTATTGAGTATAAGTCTTGTACTTCTTGTAAGGAAATAAAGCCTTTTAAAGAGTTTGATATAGATAATAATGCATCTTGCGGTAGGCACCATTATTGTAAAAGTTGTAGAAAAGAATTAAATAAAATTGCGTATTCAAAGGATCACACTAAAGAAGCACATAAACGATCTTATGAGAAGAACTACACTAAAGTTCTAGAGCGCAACCAGCATTATAAAGGTGAACGTTCTTTAAGATGCGTTAGCTGGGAAGATACAAAAGCTTTACAAGATTTTTATAAAGATTGTCCTGAGGGTATGCATGTAGACCATATATTGCCATTAAAAGGTGAGCTAGTATCTGGGTTACACGTTGTTGCTAATTTGCAATACTTAACTCCAGAAGAGAATATTGCAAAAGGCAATAGGATAGATTTAGAAGAGTATAATTTAAAGCATTATGGAACATAATGCCCGTGTGGTGAAATAGGTATACACAAGGGATCAGCAGAAACTGATAGTCCCCTCTAGCTAGAAATAGTTGGATAAACTGTGGGTTAATTCGGGAGAGCCTGTAAAATGGCAATCGCGAGCCAAGCCAATGCTACAGTATTGGAAGGTGTAGAGACTACTGGAGAGGTTTAGCCCTCTTAATAACCAGCAAGAACGCCCACTACCTTAACAAGTAATGTTGAAGGTAAAGAGATAGTCCGGGCCTTTAGGAAACTTTAGGACATAACCGCTTAAAATCCCTCGCGCAAGCATGCCGGTTCGATTCCGGCCACGGGTACCACCTTTAAAGAACAGGGTTCGCAGACTGAACAAGTCTTAAACGTCCGAGCGATTAAATAGAAGACACCTAGGCACTGTTGGTAGCATCGCGGTTCTAGCCCTAAAGATGATGGCAGTTATTATGGCAGTAGGGATATATAGACTCCATTTTAGTAATGGACAAGATTATATTGGACAATCTTCTAGTTTAAAAAGAAGGTATTTGTGTCATTTAAATCTTTTAACAAAGCATAAACACTATAATAGTAAACTACAGGCTTGCTATGATTTATACGGCGAGCCAGAAGCTTATATAGAGGAACTATGTTCTATACCTGAACTAGACGCTTTAGAAATATTTTATATTAATAAATATAACTCCTATAAATATGGGTTAAATATAGTTCCGGGAGGTTCACTCCAACATGGAGACGCTAACCCTAATCATAAATACTCTAATCAACAAATAATAGACGCATTTTTATTAGGGTATGATAAAAAGCGTACTATTAAAGAAATATCTAAACTTACCGGAGTTAGTGAAGCCACTATTAGAACCATTTTAATAGGATCACGGCACGAATGGTTAAAAGAGCTATACCCAACTGAGTATAATTTAATGCTTGCTTGTAAACAAGTACAAAATCACAATAATTTCTCTTATAGAATTATTAAAGACTCTATTATTGAAGAGTTTACAGTATTAGCAGAAGCGGGAAGAAAACTGGGATTAGACCCCGGAAATTTATCTAAGTTGTGTAATGGAAAACTAAAAAAGTACAAAGGCTGGGAGCTTTATGATAAACGAAAAATTACTGAAATTTGAATCAAAAACATGTATGCCCTGCAAAGCACTTGCCAAAAACTTGGAAAACGCAGATTTAGGTATTGATATAGAAGTAGTAGATATTGATGTACACCCCGATCTTGTAGATGAATATATGATCCGCGGAGTACCCACTCTACTACATCTTCCTAGTAAACATTCTATCAGTGGTGTTAAGACTGTAGAAGAAATCAAAAAGTGGCTTGCCACTTGTAAGTAATTGTTGTATAACCTTTGATATAAAGGCATGTTGGACGGCGGTTCGATTCCGCCCTAATCCAGATCAGAGGGTTAGTACTGGTTTCGACAGCGTGAGATAGTTGATAGGGCAACACGTCAGGAGTAGACGTAAAAAGCAAATAAAGTAAACGCAAACGATAATACTTTTGCTTTAGCAGCCTAAATACTGCTTAGGGTTTGTTTATTTTCCTAGTAACAGAAAAATAAACTTGAATTACTTTAATTAATGTAATATTATTTCTGTTTGAGATTGAGAAGTTGATGGCCTCAGATTAATAAATACATACTTGAATTACTTTAATTAAACTAATATAATATTATTTCTTATCGAGGAAATACACTATGATTATTAACTTTAAAGAGGCTGTAGGTGAAGAACCTAAGTGTTCTTTCTGCCAGACTACAAAAAGTAAGGCAAAAAGCATGATAAAAAGTACTATTAATGATAAGTACATCTGTGATAAGTGTATTAGTCACTGTACTAAACTAGTTGAAAAGTATTCTGATGGGCCATTGGTATAGCTGGGAACACATCTGCTTTGCACGCAGAAGTCGGGAGTTCGATCCTCCCACGGTCCACCACTAATATAATGCGAGTATAACTCAATTGGCAGAGTAGAGGGCCTTTAACCCTTAA